AATCATGTCATTTGATATTGAGTGTTATTCGTCAACGGGCGCGTTCCCGGACCCTCGGAACCCGCAAGACGTCGTGTTTCAGATAGGTATGACGACCAAGGAGTTTGGGAAAGATGGGTGGTTCGACAGGAAGTGTCTGTGTCTCAAAAAGACAGTGGGACAGGACCTCGAATCCTTCGAGACGGAGCGCGAGCTCTTGGACGCGTTTCAAAAGTATCTGGTCAAGGTGGACCCGGATATCATTACAGGCTGGAACATCTTCGGCTTCGACTTGGAGTTTCTACACGTTCGGGCGGTCCTCAGAGGTGCAAGTACCGTATGGGGCCGTGTCAAAGATGATCCGGTCGAAAAGGTCGTGGAAAAGAACCTTTCGAGTTCGGCTCTAGGCAACAACCTGCTGAAGATGACCCCTATGAAGGGTCGGTACGTATTTGACCTGTTTCAGGATGTCAAGCGGGAACACAAGCTTGAGAGCTATTCCCTGAACAACGTCTCGAAACACTTCCTCAAGGACCAAAAGAATGACATGCCCGTCAAAGAAATCTTCGGACGGTACGTCGAGGGTGATCCCGTGCGGCTCGGGGAGGTTGCCGCCTATTGTATCAAGGATACCGAACTGCCGCACGCCCTTTTGGCCAAACTGTGTCAGATCCAGAACCAGATTGAGATGGCGAAAGCCTGTTGGGTTCCCCTGTCATTCCTCAGCGAACGGGGCCAGCAAATCAAGGTGTTTTCCCAAATGGCCAAGAAAGCGCGAGAACTCAATTTCATTATTCCTACTTTCAAACGAGACGCGTTTACTTCTGGAGGTGATGAAGACGGCTATCAAGGTGCAACCGTGCTTGAAGCCCAGACGGGGGCGTACTACGGACCAATCACAGCCTTGGACTTTGCGTCTCTGTACCCGTCCATCATGTGTGCACACAACCTGTGTTATTCGACCCTTGTGATGGACCCCAAGTACGACAACTTGCCAGGCGTAGAGTACGAGACGTACGGGCCACACAAGTTCGCCCAAAACGTTCCTTCCCTCCTTCCGGTCATCTTGACAGACCTCAAAGCCTTTCGTAAAAAAGCCAAGAAACTAATGGCCCAACACGAAGGAACGCCTATGGAGGCTATCTATAACGGTCAACAGCTTGCGTACAAGGTCAGTATGAATTCCATCTACGGGTTCACGGGTGCTTCGAAGGGTATGTTGCCTCTGGTGGCTATCGCCTCGACCGTGACTATGCGTGGTCGCCAGATGATCGAAACGACCAAGAATTACGTGGAGGCGAACTTTCCGGGTGCAAAGGTTCGGTACGGGGACACGGACTCCGTGATGGTTGAGTTTGATGTTCAGGGGCGCAAAGGTCAAGAGGCTATCGACTACTCATGGCAACTGGGTGAACAGGCAGCCGACCAGTGTACGAAGCTTTTCAAGGCACCAAACGACCTTGAGCTTGAGAAGGTTTATTGTCCGTACTTTCTGTACAGCAAGAAACGGTACGCGGCAAAGATGTTCGAGAAAAAGGGGGACGCGGTCGTTTTCAAAAAGATTGACGTCAAGGGCCTCCAAGTGGTCCGAAGAGACTCGTGTCCGTACGTGCGTGAGACCCTCAAGTCGCTCTTGGATATGGTGCTCGAGTCGAGCGACCCGACACCCGTTATCGAGTTTGCGCGTGACGCGGCCCGGAAGCTCATGGCTGGTGACGTGCCTACAGACAAGCTCTTGATGAGTAAGCAGCTCGCGGCAGACTACAAGGTACCCCAGCCCCACGTCACGGTCCGGGACAAGATGCGAGCCCGCGCGCCCGGCTCCGAACCGCAACAGGGCGACCGCGTGTCCTTTGTGATCATCAAGGGTGACGGCAAGATGTTTGAAAAGGCCGAGGACCCCGTATGGGCCCGAGACAACAAAGTCCCGCTTGACTACCAGTACTATTTCACAAACCAGTTCAAAAAGCCCGTACAGGACTTGCTTGAACCCCTGGTCAGCGCCGATCTGATCTTTGACAAAAAGTTTATGGTCAAGACGTCGAGTTCCGCCGAGGTGGAGGCGCGGAAAGCCTTCCTGGCCCGGTTCTCAAAGCCCTTAAAAGCTCCAAACGTATAGTAGGTATGGAAGAGGCCGCCTATCAACAACAGATTCTTCAGAACATAGAGGACGAGGTGACTCGTCGCGTCAATCTCAGGTCCCGGGCCGTCCTCGAGGAGGTTTCTCGTCTTTACGAGATTCCTATCGAGCGACTCATCAAAGATACGGTGCGGGTCGAAGGCAACTTCTGTAAAGGTATTTTGAAAAGCAAGCAAAGGTGCCTCAAAAAGCCCAAGGAGAATGGGTACTGCGGTTTTCACCAGTGTCAGTGTCCGGAATACAAACCTCCTACCGAAAAGAAAGAGGAAACAGCACCGGCGCCTTGGGACTGAGGAACACGTAGTGTTCTGATCCTTGTTTGCGAGCGGGGACACGCACTTAGAGATTTCCAACTTAAAATTGATTAATGGGAAGCAAAAGTGATCTTTTACTTTCAAGTTTGACCAAGTTTTTTGAGGTTCCGGAGAATAGTAAACAGCTCCATGACATTCTCGGTCACGGAAAGGGTCCGTCTCTCCGCAAACTCGAATGGTTTGTAACGAATTATTCCAAGGCAAACCATGTGTCTTTTACGGCCCCGAACGGTAAGGTCTTTACGGTACACGTCGCATACAAGTCCAGTTTGGACGGGTACAGTAAAAAACTTTTTGATCCGTTTTGTCGTACCGAGCGTATAGACTTTCAGGGTCTGACAACGACGTGTGCCCAACTGAACTTTTTGCGGTGGGCCATATCGAACGGAATTGTGGAGGCTCTCCGAAAGCTTACAGAAACGGAAGGGAAGCAAACCCGCCCTGAAATTGAAGAAGAGTATATCCATAATAAAACATGTACAGATTGTATCCAGACGTGATCTGGTTTGTATAGGCTTGGTTGAAATTCAGTTGTATATATGTCGTTTGTGAGTTTAACTTTGCAAAATTCAAGTACCCACCCTGATTGTACTCTTTCGGCGTCAACCCGAAAGAGTACGTATAGATGTTCTTTGAAGGTATAGAAAGGTAGTGTTCGAGAGGCTGTTTAAATGAGTAGTACAGAGACCCCTGAAACGTACTCAGGATGTCCACATTATTCAAGGTGATCTTGGCGTTATTAATCACGTCCACAAAGTTGGCATTTCCCGAAGGGAACTGGAGCTGAATACCCGTCTGAATGTACTGGGTCGAGTACCCGTAGCTGTACCGAGACGCATAGTACCGACCGTCTGTTATATTTTCAAAACTTTTGTTGCGGAAAAACCACGCCAAAACCTGAACAGGGTAGTTGGCCGTCAACTGAAGAATAGGATTTGCGCTCGTGAATGAAAGGGTCGACTCCTTTTGGACGCGATTTACAATGTACTTGAGAGGTGTGTTTTGATAGTACAGCTTCTCTGGATTTTCGAGTAAAATCTCTTCAGTGATGAGATTCGGCCACAAAGTTGTCCCTGTTGGGTACACGTCGTACTTTGTGTTGGCCGGAAGACTCGCCCACCACGTGTTTGGGCGGAACGTGAAGCGCACATACAAACGCTGGGCCCACATGGCACACGTCGGAAGGTACGGTCTCCGAAGACGCTCACGTCCTTTATTGTTATGCGAATGGCGACGGCAAAAGAAAAACTCGAGAGGAATGGTAATTGTCCCACCGACTTGGGCATTCGACACGTTCAGGGCTGTCTGAATACCGAGCTGCTCATCCGCGTCCAAGAACATTTGGTCCCGAATAACGTACCAATCATCGTACAAAGTCTCGACGATTGTCTCATTCACGAGGAGGTCAACTTGTTGTAAAAGAGCCCGACCGACGTTTGGCGTGTAACTGTTGCTTCCCGGAAGGGCCGGCAGAGTCACCGAGAGGTACATGTTCGACAGGAGATGGCCCAACTCTGTAGGCCGCAGCTCAATCTGAATGACGGACCCCTGATAAAAAGGGTTTGGAGGCGGGAAAGGGTACACACGCTGGTACATGACAAAGTTCGAGTACCGCTTGAACTCGGGGTTCCACTGAGACTTGCTCATATCGTCCGTCAAAAGGTACTTTTCCTGAGGTCCGATCGCTTGAAGCGCAAGGATAGACCCAGAACTGAAGCCCTTGTTTTTCTCTTCAATGTACTTGTTTTCAGGAAACAACCGACCATCTGAAAGAACGTTTTCCCATTCAACATCTGTGTTGAGATCCCGAAGCACCGGGTATGTCCCAGCGTGCACGTTCGAGTTGAGCTGGACCTGTACGTTCGGTATTCCACTCGTTGTCTCGGGTGGCACATAACTCGTGAACTTTCCGGGAATGAAAGTGTTTGTAAACAAAGGCTCTTGAATCATAGCCGGAACACCGTTCACAAAAATCTGGTTTGAATTGTTCGGGATGGCGCTTCCATCAACGGACTCGAGTGTTGCCAAGTTTGTGTAATGTATAATCTGATTCATAATTGGGGCATTCACCTGGGCTATGTTCTGTGAGTAAGACGTCACGCGCATAGGCACTTTTATCGTAGGGAGACCGGTCACAAGCCACCCGGCAGTCGTTTGGGGAGGAGGTGGGGCCGTAAAGTAAAACGTCGTCATGCCCTGTTTAGTGTCGTAATAGCCGTAGATGGGCATCTTTGTTTTCTTGTTTGAGTACTGAAGCTGGTTCGGTGGATAAAGAATAGCACCCGTGGCCTGTTGTATGCCCTCTATGTTTTGGTCCGTATCCGTCTGAAGATTAAAAGACCAGTTGTACCCGGGTCCGGGTGTGAGTGAAGCCCCTGTAATCTGAATTTGACCCAAAATTCCCGTGAACCCGTCGCCAGTCCATCCAGCGCTTATGGGCACCGCTGGACGATCGGATGTTACATAAAAAGTAATCTGTGTCGGACCTGTAACTTTATAAAATCCGTTCACGTCTATGGGTGCAAGGGCCACGGGTGTTTCTTGGGGTGTGGGTGCGTTCGCAGGTCCGGGTGTTGGACTTGGCGCCGGAGCAGGGCCTACAGTTTTATTGAATAGACCAAATATAGAAGCTTGTGCGCGTTTTTCAAGTGAAAGTACATTTTGGAATGCTTTCTGCATTCCCCTTTCTACAACTCGCTCAGATTATTCTTCCACAGTTGAATCACACTCGTCGCCTTGAGTGTGTCCCGCTCGGCCTTGCGCTTCGCGACCAAGTCCTGGAGCCGCTTGACCTCCTCCGCCACGTACTGGTACGTCTTGATATCCATGAGTTTCTCCCAAATTTCATCCTTAAATTGCGCCTTGGCAAGTTGGGCTTGGACTTGGGCCAAGGGGACGTTCAGGACCTTGAGGCCTCCGTTGATCACTCCCGTGATGAATCGAGCCTTTTCACTGAGCCACTCAATTTCAGAATCAAATTCCTTGAGCAGCCACGCCTTGCGTTTCTTGTACACCCCGAGCCGAATCTCGACGTAGTCAACCAGTATCTCTTCAGGGCTATTGTATTTCTTGACGGCGCCGTTGGGGCCAATGAGGTACATGTTGCTCGTGTGGATCGTCTTGTTGAGTCCGAGCTCTTTGACAGGGTCCTCGAAGGAGGCACCCCATATCCGAAAGTCTGGTTGGGTCTCTGTAGAGTGATTCTCGTACTTTTGGATCGTTCCCTTTTCGACCAGATCGTCCAAGTGTTCCTTGAAGTCCTGGATCCACTTACCTGGTGGGAGCTCCGTGACGTGGAACTGGGACCCCTCGCGCTCCACGAGACCCTCCAGGGCCCAGGTATGGTCCTTAGTCTTCGTAACCCGGCCGCGGAACCCCTTGAAGTGTGGGACCATCGGTGCCATCGCCACCTGGTCCAAGGCACACTGGATATTGTGTTTCAGGACATCTACGTCGTAGGGGGGCACGTAACAGCTGAACCCCGTCCCGATACCCTCGGCACCGTTCACGAGGATCATAGGGAGTACGGGCACGTAAAACTCGGGCTCGACCTGTTGACCATCGTCCACCACGTATTTCAGGACGGCGTTATCGGCTGGATGGAAGATGCGTTTTGTCACAGGACTCAGACGCGTGAAGATGTACCTGGAACTCGCAGCGTCCTTCCCACCTGCCAGCCGTGTCCCAAACTGTCCCGAAGGTTCCAAAAGGTTCAGGTTATTTGCACCCACAAAGTTCTGGGCCAAGTTCACTATCGTCCCTTGGAGGCTCGCCTCCCCGTGATGGTACGCAGTCTGCTCGGCCACGTAACCTGCCAGCTGCGCCACCTTCATGTCTTGTGTGAGCCCCTTCTTGAGGCACGCGTAGATCACCTTGCGCTGACTAGGCTTGAGACCGTCCGCCACGTGTGGGATGCTTCGCTTGATGTCCTCGGCACTAAAGTTCGCAAGGTCGCGGTGAACGAAATCAGATACAGACAGCTTGGCGACTTGGCCATAGGGCACACCGGGAGGTGGGGTCGCCATGTGTTTCGTGAGCCACTCCTTGCGGTCATCACTCAGAGCCTTGGCGAAAGCAAGCATCATAGACTCATTCATATCCTTGTCCGCCCCGAAAGCCACCGTCAACTTATCAATCTGTTTGAAGTACTCCTTGGCCTCGGCGCTCGTGGATGTACCCAGACCCTTGTAGTACTTGACCGGACCCGGGAGCCCACCGGACCTCTGTGCCTGTGCCTCGCGGAAGGCGTCCTCCGTGAAGAACCAGGTCTTCCCTGCCTTGATCACGGGCGTCACCATACTCACGATGAATCCCAACTCAATCAGCTTGGGCCAATATACGTGGAACATGTTCAGGACCAGGCCCTTGATATGACTCCCGTCCAAGTCAGCGTCCGTCATAATCATAAGTCGACCGTACCGTAAATCTCTCAGGGAGTTATAGACCTTGCCATGTTGGAGCCCGAGGATCTTTTTCAAATTGCTGAATTCTTCGTTATCAGTCACTTGCTTTACCGAAGCATCCCGAACATTGCGAGGCTTACCCCGGAGTGGAAACACGCCGAACGCATTGCGGCCTACAACGCTCAAGCCTGCAATAGCAAGGGCTTTCGCCGAGTCACCCTCCGTAATGATAAGCGTACACTCGTGGCTCCTGTGTGTTCCGGCCCAGTTGGCGTCGTCGAGCTTAGGAACGCCTGTAATACGAGCCTTTTTGGCCCCATCTGTCTTTTTGAGTTCCTTGTCGACCACGGCCAGGCCCTTGGAGACCAAGTCGTCCAACACACCCGAGGCGAAGACATCCTTGATGAATTTTGGTGGAAAATTGGGTGTATCGGAAATCTTTGAAGTACACTCCGCCTTGGTCTGACTGCTGAAAGTTGGGTTGATGATGACCCCCTTGACAAAGACGAAAAGGGACGACTTGATTTGGGCCGGCTTCAGGGTCGCACACCGCTTGTCCTTTTGGATATCACTCACAAGTGCTTGAACGACCCTGTCCACGTGTGTCCCACCCTTGGTCGTCGCAATCCCGTTGACCCACGAGCACTGTTGAAAACCCCCCGAAGTGGAATGACCGATAACAACATCGAGCCAAACCTCTGTCAACTTCAGACTCGTAGACCCATAGGCTGTGAGACCATGCATCTTGGCATAGTCCTCAAGGTCCGAGACTTGGATCAATTTTGAATTAAAATAGACCTTGGCCTTGGGACACAAAAAGGCTGCGTCCCATGCACGCTTCTCAGCCACCTTGAAAAAGTCACCATGTCCGCCGAACCTCTTGATATCAGACGTGAAACCGACCCGAACATAGACACCCTCGGACGTATTCTCAATCATAGGTGGGTCACACCGACTCATGTTGTCGTGCCACATCTGGCGGTACGTCTTCTTTCCATCGCTAATCACGATCCAGAACTTTGTGGAAAATACGTTCGCAAGTTTCGCACCGTACCCGTTTCGCCCACCTGTGACCCGTTGCTCATCGTCATTATAGTTTGAACTTGTCAAGAGGTGTCCAAAGATGAGTTCGGGGATCCAGAGAGGCGCACCTTGAGCGTCACGCTCGCGCTCATGCTTCTTGATCGGAATGGCGACTCCCCAATTTTCGATCGAAATTGTGTTATCACACGCATCGATCAGAATCTGGGAGAGCTTCTTCTGGTGCAGAGAGTACTGGTCGATGGCGTTGACAAGAACTTCATCAAAGATCTTCACCAACCCAGGAGATACCACACATACAGAAGGTTCAAAATGTTCGGCAACGCGGGTCCACTGAGTGGAGGACTCGGGTTGTAGGGATCCCACGTAAGTGTCTGGCCGCTTAAGGATGTGTTCCACATGGGACAGACGCTCATATTGCATTTACTAAACTGCGCTTAGTGTCTTTAGTTGAGCTTGTTGGCTTTTACGTTCTTCGCGGCGTTCTCAACCGAGTTGGCAACGACGTGCGCTGTCTTGTACAGGTGATCGTAGAACCCACCCGCCTGCAACACAAGGTGTGCCAATGTGAAAATGACGGCGCTCGTTCCAATTGCGGGACCGATAGGGTCTCCGTGGTTCTTTGCGACGATGATTTCACCGGCCGTCACGATGGCGACAAAAATGACCGTCTCGAGACCAAGGGCCATTGAAGGACCCAGACTCTTGAAAATACCCTGTGTGTAGTCTGGAGAGGCCCGGGCGACCAGGGCCAACATAATTGCCAAAAGTGCAAGGACACCCCCTGCAATCAAGATGGGCTTGCTAAATTTGGACTCTTCCTTCTGAATCTTATCCGTTGGTTTTTCAGACCCAAAGATGGTAAAGTACCCGGCAAACTCGCGGCACACGTGGTACAAGAAGAAGAGCATAAAAGCGAAAATAAGGTGATTGAAAAATAAGTCGCGACGACCACGGGTCAGGGTCAGGAACACGGCGGCCAGCGCACCGAACCCGCCGGTCGCGAGGGCATCCTGCATAAACTTGGTCGGGTTCTGAGCCACGTACGAAACGTTACCATTCATCGCCGCCAAGGCAATCAGGGCCGCAATGAGTCCACCCTTTCCAAGGATTGCTATCTTTTCAAAGCCATTCGTTGCCCACGATGGCGCTTTCCTGGTCAAGTCGATACGTCGGCCAATTGTAGTTGCAAGAATCAATAGAAAACAGGCCGACATTGTTCCTCCAACACCGATACCAATGTTCGCTGTTTCACTTATTGCAGGCTGCTGCTGATCACTGACTGAGGAAGGCGCCGGACTCGGACTGTCCATTCTTTTCTACTTTTTCACAAGAAAATAAGCAGTGCCCGCCGCCAGTATAGTCCATAGAACCAGGTGGTCCAGGTTATTCATAGCCTGAATCTGCTCAGGAGGGAGCTTATCAAACTCAGCCTTGTAGCCTGGAGGTTTGAACGGAAGCCAAATGTACCGACCAAAAGGGACGAGGGTCGGCTTGAGTTTATCCTGGCACTTGTATGAGTAATCGTACCACGCGAGCGCAATATAGGGAAACCATATGAGAAAGGCCAGGACCCAGAGATTCTTGTGTGGCAAGTACCAATATCCACCGGCAAGAATCGCTGTAAAGATGATGCACTTGATATTCAGTGCGAATGGGTGACCAGGGAAAAGACCGCCGGCCATCACTTATTTTTGAGCAACATAAAAACTAGAGCAAGCACCAAAAGAATAATGATAAGAATTTTGAAATCAAATTGAGGGCTTGGATCCTTGGTCTTAATCGTCGTCCAGCGCTCCATAGCCTGTTCAGGGGTCACGATGGGTTTTCCAAGGCGAGCATTGACGAGGTTATGGACGTGAACGGACCAACGGAACAAAACAAGAGAATCATTCGAGTCTGGCAAAGGGTTCTCTTTCAGAACCTCTGCAAAGTGACCAGCACACATGGGACACGGGATGACACGTGCGAATTCTTGAACAAAATTGGGTGTGATGGTTCCGGCCAAACACAGGAGGTGGAGGGTTCCCCAAAGGTTCGGACCCCATATTTCAGGTCGAACACCCATAATCTATTTTTAGTCGAGAAAAATCTTTACTGGGGTGCGGTTTCTTCCCGGGGCTCGGCAGCCTCGGGCACCGGCTCGGGCTTGGGGCACCCGCATCCCTCACATCCACACCCCTCACACCCTGCTTCGCAGCCACACTCACACCCGCACTTCTTGGAGGCGTTCAGAGCCTCCTCAATCAGGGCTGAAGCGCGAGACACGGGCACGTCATCCGTCTCGGCCTCGTCCACCTTGACCCAGGGGGTTCCGGAGGAAACCCCGAGGTGCAGAAAGGAACCTGCAGTGACCGCCTTGTCCTGAGACGTAATAGTACCATCCTCACCAAACACAAACTCCTCAGGCTCACTGCCCTCGTGAAGCAGATCAGCCACGTGGTTCACGTAGTTGCCCGTCTCCGTGTTCTTTATGTAAGAGCCCTCGAGCGTGTACACGTTCGGGGTTGTACCAAGCTGAACGCGACCGAAGATTCCAGAAGTCCAAAACAGACCCGATGTAGGGTCCTGAAGAGTGAAAGGCATTTTAGTATTAGACGGGAAATTAGTTCCCGCCACGAAGGCGCAAAACGAGGTGGATTGTCGACTCTTTTTGGATATTGTAGTCCGCCATAGTTCTATCATCCTCAAGCTGCTTGCCCGCGAAAATCAGACGCTGCTGGTCCGGAGGAATACCCTCCTTATCTTGAACCTTCGCCTTGACATTGGCGATAGTGTCGCTGGACTCCACCTCAAGCGTGATCGTCTTGCCCGTGAGTGTCTTGACGAAGATCTGCATCCTTTTCTTACTAGAAAGTGTGACAATTTTTTAAGTACCTCGCCCCGGCCTCCCAAAAAACGTGTATTGCCCTGCTCAGGCCTCTCTCGCCTCCAACTCTTCCACACAAACATGGACCTTGCCAAGTTCGAAGCCTCGGCAGCCCGCTTCAAGGCGCACATGCTCGAGCTCCGCGCCAAGAGACACAAGGTCCAGCTGTACACAGAAAAGATCAAGCCCAATGAGTCTATGCATAGCGAGAAGAAAAAGGGGGCACCAGCCCCGGACAAGTGTCGGTGCAAAGCCAAGACGCTCGAGGGGAAACAGTGTGGGTTCAAGTCGACCCACGGGGACTTTTGCAAGAAGCACTCAATAAAAACCTCGGAATAGTGTAATATGGAGTTTAACTGGAACTACCTGTGGGCCGCTCTGGTCGTCAACTTTCTCCTCGTCTACCTCGTCCCGCGTCTGATAAAGAAACCCACAGGCATCCAGGTCATTGATGACGTCGTCCTGTTTTTGAATTCTCAGAAGGGGTTCCTGCTTGCGTCCTCCATGGTCGTTGGTCTGACCGTGTACCTGTCCCACTACTGGGTCGACTCGCAGGCTGGCGGCGGTGAGTCCCCACACTCTCCCGTTCGCCCCGAAAAGTTTTAAATCTCCGTACCTGATAAGAAATGGCCACGACCAACGCGGCAATTACTCAGGCAAATAACGCGATGAAAAACCTGAACGTTGCGGCTAACGCTCAGATGCAAGCCGAGGCCGGAACCAACGTGTCTCAGAACCTCGCCAAGATGAATACCAACCTGAACAAGTCGGCCCAGGGTCTTCAGAATGCAGCCAATAAGATGTACAAGATTAACCTGAAGAACGTTGGGGACAAGTTTATGGAGGCGGCCAAGGCGGCGCAGGCGGCTGCGACCGCCAAGGCGGCTCAGAACGCAACTATGGCTATGAATCTCCTGTCCAAAGCTATGGTCAAGAACCTGAACCTTGTGAATCAGGGCAAAGCCCCAGCAAACGCGGCAGGTGTTCAGTAACTTCGGTCATCAGAGCCCGCGTGTGCGTGTGGTCCCAGAAGGTGACGCGCTTTTGAAAACAGTCACGTAGGGCCGCGACGAGATGATCTTGGGACGGGTGACCCCACTCGAGGTCCTTTGTAAATAAGAAATCGTCAAACCCGATAGGCCCTTTTGTACACGGTACAACCCAGGGTGTCTGCACGTACTCTTTGAGTCCCCCGTAATCAGTTATTATGACGGGTTTGGACCGCAAAGCAGCCTCAACGGCCCCCATTCCGACCCCCTCGGAGTGTGAGCAATTGACATAACAGTGACAAGAGCCGTGTATCTTTTCGAGTGCCTCGTCGCTCAGAAGACCGTTGATAACAACGACTCCGGGCACCTTGATCTCGACTGGTTGCACACAAGTCGCCTTGAGTACGAGTCGGGCCTGATCCCCGAACCCGCAACTCAAAAAGGCGTTGATGAGTCCCCCTATGTTTTTGCGTGGATCCGCAACGTTTCCGATGGTATAAAATGTGTACGGGGGCTGCTTCCCGTGATCGGCCTCAATAGGACACTTGTGCGGCCTCTCAGACGCGTAGTGCCTCAGAAGCTTCCACTCGACCCACGGAAACTGGCGCTCGAGCGTGCTTCGTGCAAACTCGGAAGGGCACCAGACCGTCTTGTACCTGGTCAAGAGCCCATAGGCCGGGTTGACGGGCTCGGTCTCACACACAGTCATATACATCATCGAGTCGCACATAGTTGCGTACTTATCAATAACTGCAAGTTGTTGCTCAATAGGTAAAACAAAAGCAAACCCGTGCGTGTACCGAGACTGCTTGGGAACCTGACCAATCTCCACGTACTCCGAGTCCTCAACAAGGGTCGAGTACTGTTTCGTCACCTGACCGATACCTGCCAAAAGAGTAGGGCCTATGAAGAGGATCGTCATGTACTACACGCTTGTAATTGCCTTATTTGATGACTTAAAAGACCAACTCTCCATTCGAGTGAATTTTCAAGTAAAATTCGAATGATGACTTCCCGGGTCTTTCGATTCGGAGCTCTACACCAGTCCATGATCCACGAGATCCACGAAGCAAGGTACGGAACCATCTGACGTTTCCAACGAAAATATTTCCTCTGAAAATACAAGGAAGGGATGACTGTATTGAACGTATTGCTCATGACAGTCGCTGAACTCTTTGGAAACGCCCATCTCAAATGGTTCGCCGAGAATGGCAAGCATCATCACTTGGGTTTGGGTGTTGCGGCGTGGCTCGTAGTACTTCTGTTCCTCGTGCAGACGCTCAAGTCTCAGAGTATGATGTGGACCTGTATCATGTGGGAAGCTATGATAGTGTTGGGTGGCGCTGTGACAGCCTATTTAGTGTTTGGTGAAAAGTTTAGTCACTGGATCCAATGGCTCGGAGTCCTCTTTGCCCTCGGGGCGGCAGTGTGCATCAACTATGAGTGTCCGTCTATAGTTAAACCTATTGACTGCTCTTAGGACAATGAGTAGCGGCTGGCAAAGCCCAGACGCTGAGAAATGGCGCTTTGTTTTTCAAAGACTCGACAATTTAGAAGTGGAATTGTCGGAACTTCGGGAGGCGACGTGGCCCGTGTGTCAGGGAATAAGGGAAGAGAGAGGTCAGAAAACACTCCCAGAAAAGAGACGGTTTTTCAAATTTTTAGATTTTGATATCGTTCAAAGACTCGTCAGGCTCAAGGGGGAGTTCAAGGGAAGGTACCCAGCCCTAGACGTCGAAGAACTTCGACAGGTGCTGGTAGAGGAACCTCCTCTGGCCGCTTCTTGAGTGGCGTATGTCCATCCGTGTGAATACCCTGCTCGATGTAAAACTTGAAGGTCTGCGGGGTCTGAGCCGCATGGTGTCCATCCTTGGCGTGGGCAAAGGTGTGCATCTTATTACACACGTGGTCGGCGTTCCCGAAACTGCTCAAGTGCCATCCTGCATATTGAATCACGGGGAACTTCCACCGACCGTCTCGGAGGGCGTTCGGCCCGACGCGTTTGAAGATCTCTGCGGTCGTGATCACCGTCCCGAACCAGGGCTCGCCCGTAAACAGGTGGTCGAACGAGTACTCGAACATCCACATATGGACCGAGTTTAGGACGTGAGGCAACTTCTCAAAAGGTACGATGCGCAAGTCTGGAATCTCATCCACGTCACTGACCATGATGATCGACCCGTCAGGAACATCCTGAACGCCCCGGAGAATACACTCGCGCTGGTACTTTTCGCGCGACCACGGGTTCTCATCCTTGGGCGACTCCTCGGCCGTCACGATGATATGTTCAATTTTGTGAAGCCACTTGGCGTATCGGTCCCGATTATTCTGGAAGAATAAATCCTTGGGTCCACCCACGTGATTCACCTCTGCCTCGACAAGTACGAAACGGTCTACGTACCTGTCGAGAACCTCTAGGCGAAGTTCAAGGATATCATACTCGTTATAAAACATAAACGTATCTACAAGCATTTGTACTTGAAATAACTCTTTCCCTTATCTTGCAAAGACTTTAGAACATTACGGTAATTTTCGTGGTGACCGCCCTCGAATTGGTGGTGAAGCGCGTCTTGGCCAAACCCGTACTGAAGCTGCTGAATCTGGTTTATGTGACAGTCTGGTGTACAGACCGTCTTGAGTTGGACCCCCTGTTTGGTCAACAGGTTCGAGAGTATGACGTCATCGGCCGCCTTGGCCTCCTCCCGAAGCTCCTTGAACTCGTCCACGAGGTTCTGGATCCACCCCGCCTTGACGAGCACAGCACCGTACCCTTCAAGGACGTCCATGGGTACCCCATGGGTCCGTGGGTACCGCTTCTCAAAATAGTTTTGAAAGTGAAACCCTGAAAGACCCCATGCACTCCTAGTGTCCACCTTCCACCACTTCAAAAGGTTAGTCACCAATTTTGGATCATAATTGGTATCATCGTCCAAGTACACGATTAGGTCCTCCGGGTCGAGGAAAGGTGCAGGACCGATCGCCTTGGTTCCTGGGCCAAGGTCTTCACACTCCCTGTTAATCTTCAATTTTGATCCAAAAATAGGAGGAACGGTCCCATCCCACTCTGGAAACCGTTTGTACGTAGGAGGAATATTGACCCAAATTTCATGACACGTCTGGTACTCTAGATTTTTTATAGTGTTTTGCAAGTGCTCAAACCGGGTAGGGATGGTCGTTAGGCTTATGATGACCTTCATTAAAGTTTAAAGGAAAAGATACTTTATTTGAAAAATGACACTGACTATTGTCACGAGTCACTGGAATGAAGATCTCAATTGGCTCAAGGAGTCCAAGTTTCCCGTCGTCCTCATAGACAAGGAGGGTGCCGCACCCTCCCCCTTTGTTCCGCAACACGTCATACCGAACAGAGGAAAGGACACAAGTGCCTGTTTCAAGTACATCATTGAAAACTATGAAAATTTACCGGACCATATGGCTTTTATTCACGGGCACGAAAAGGCGTGGCATCAGTATCACGACCGTCCTCTTTTGGAGGTGATTGAAAAAGCAAATATCGCCAAGTACGGGTACATTCCTCTGAACAACTTTATGCGATACTATATGTTTTATGACGAGGGTGTCACAGTCCAAGGGTGTCCGGGTATGTATCTCAAGTCGTACTGGTACAAGTTTGGGTTCCCACCGGTTCCCGATGGCGCGCGAATGATAATACCGATATGCGCTCAATTCATCGTGGCAAAAGAGCGCATATTGGCAGTCCCCAAGAGTACTTGGGAAACGTGGTACAGTGTGATCATGGCGAACGAAGACAAGGAGGCTGAACAGCCTATGATTATGTTTTTTGAGTTTGTTCTTCACTATATTCTTGGCGAACCCTTTGTGTTTCAAATACAGGATGACTGGTTTTCGTTCCCGTACGAAATAAAATGGTTTCACACGATTGACTGGACGTAATCCTCGATTCTCAATTGAGGAGTCCAGTTGAGAAGCCTCTGAAGCTTCGAATTATCACTCTCGGTCGCCTCCAAATCAACTTGGCGCTTCTCTGTATGGACTTGATTATCTGAAATAATGTTCGCCAGGGCCTTGATTGACAACTGCCGCCCAGTTCCCACATTCATCGTCTCATTATACAGGTCGGACTCCATCGCAAGGATATTCGCTGTACACACGTCCTCGACGTGGACAAAGTCGCGGGTCTGTGTGCCATCCCCGTGAATAATAAGGGGCAAGTTTTCCTTTTTACGCTTTAGAAATATACCCGAGACTATCGCGTACGACCCGGACGCCGGCTCGTTTGGCCCAAATACCATAAAGTATCTGAGTCGAATCGTCGGAACATTATACAGACGCGAGTACATCTCACAATAGAGCTCACCACAATACTTGCTTAGCGCGTATGGCGTCTGACAGTCGGGGAGCTGCCCCTCGTGCTGCGGAACCGAATTCATGCCGTAACAGGTCGAAGAGGCGCTATACACAACCTTCACCGGAGGCTCGTGACTCAATGCAAACTTGAGCACCTGAATAGTTCCCATGACGTTTTGGTGTGTACAAAAATCAATCATCTTCGGGTCCCCGAGGGAAGGAAGGACTTTGCTCATAGCCGCCAAGTGAAAAATACCGTCAACCTTTCCGACCTTTTCAAACACGTTCGAGTCGGTGACATCACCCTGAACAAAGGTAACGTTCGAATTCATAGAAATATAGTCTATGTTCCCGGTCGATAGGTTATCGACCACAATAACCTCATGAGTCTTTGAGAGCCTATTCACAAGAGTACTTCCTATAAACCCGGCTCCACCCGTCACCAAATACCGCATTGTATATCAAGAGGTATTTGCCTTTATTTTGGTTTAGAGACATGGGACGAAAATTGTATAATGCTGATATCGGCCCCTAATTTCATGCGAGAATGTGATATCGTTCTAGACCCTTCGTTCGGTCCCGTCGACTTTTCACAGGATTTTTCTAATAAAAAAGTTTTTTTGAACACCGATTATTTTGAACAGGTCCTTCCCAAGTTGCTTCAGTCGTCAAACTTGACCCTTGTGATACATCATTCGGACCGGTTCTTTGATCGTATCATGTTTGAAGCGGTTCGACCATGTGCGAATCGAATTCTCGTACGGAATTGCGATTGGACCCACCCCCTCGTGATTCAAGTACCCATAGGCTTTGTAGACGCTCCGCCCAACCCGGGCCCTTTCATGACCAAGACGCGTCTGGACGAAAGCCTTTTCAAAGAGATCAGGAACTCGGCCACTCAAAAGGATATACACATGTACGTGAACGTAAACCTTCACGGGTCCGAGCCCAAGTTTGCCTCTGTGCGGGCCGTCCGGCAAAAGTGCCTCGAAGCCTTCCCGGACGCCGACACGGAGCGGAGGCCCCTCCCTGAGTTCCTGAAGATGCTTCGGCGCTCCAAGTACGTCGCGTGTCCTATGGGATTCGGCATAGACACGCACCGTTTCTTTGAGGCGGCTTATATGAAGGCACGCCCCGTAGTTATTTCAAGTGGAATGGACCCTCTGTACCGTCAGTTTGGGGCTGTTATTCTCGACTCGTGGACCGACCCACTGCCTGAATGGAACGAGCCAGACATCCCCGAAGAATTCTTTCAAACCTCCTTTTGGATAACGAGCTGATTGAAAACTCCCAAAATCTTAGGTGTGAAAAGACGGCAAAACATTTCTATACCTACACGAGGGTTTCTTATATCGTTGAGTTCAGTGCCTTCGACGGTCCAATTGAAGTCGTCAAAGATGATGACCCCTCCGGGTTGAATCAGACGCCACGCAAGGATGGCATCCTCAAGAACATCCTTTGAGTAATGAGACCCGTCGATATAAATAAAATCAAAGGTTGGTTTGCACTCGAACTTTCGAAGGACCTCACCCGAAAACCCTCGGCACACAGTTACGCGGTCCTTGTACGGTTCAATGTTTTCCTTGAAGCGTTCAAAGAGCCCATCCTTGAGCTCTGGTGTGTGCTCGTCACTTCCTTCCCAGGTATCGACGCAGGTAACGTGCGCCTCTGTATTTTCAAGGAGCCAACAGGTTGAACGCCCCTCGAAAGACCCAATCTCGAGGACATTCTCTGGAACTTTTGTTTTTTGGAAGGTTGCCTGCCACGCGGGTATGTACCCCGTGAACCAGTCCACGGTAAAAGTCATATGAGTATCAAGTTACGTATCTTTTTAAACGATAAACAAATAGTTTGCGTGAATTCGTGGAATCATTTGTGAATATCCGAGGCTAGAAAGGAACTCGGGAACGAGGCTCTTTTTCGTATCGTGAATCTCAACGATAAGAGCTGGCTTGTGAACCCGGAGCGTCTTTTCAGCCCCGCGAAGTACGTCAATCTCGTGGCCCTCGACGTCAATTTTCATGACGCTCGGAGTTCCCGAGTACACGTCATCGAGACGTTCGAGGTGGACGGTCACACAGGTGTTCGAGTGCTCGTCGTCAAAGTTCGGCTGTAAGGAGCAACACCCATAGTTCCGGAGCCCGTTCCGAGTCTTTGGAAGATAGATGTTCTGGTCCGAGGGGGCCGACGAAAGACCGTATGGATGGACCTGTATGGGGTTCACGAGCTGGTTCTGGTTCACATTCGTCTGTATTACGCCGTGAAACAAGGGCTCGAACGTATGGACCGGTCCATAGTCCGAAAACATAAGTGCGTTACACCCTATGTTTCCTCCGATATCCAAGATGTCCGTCCCAGGCTTGTACACGTGCGAAACATCTTGGCGCATCCAGTTTTCCCACTCCGTGCCGTTTGCAAGCCAGGGACCTATGTACTCATCGTCCTGTATGGAGCTTATGGTCCATTTTCCTACACGATGCTGCTTGAGCGGAAGATCCATATACTGTTTATGTAAAATTTAACTTTAAGCCCGCCTTGGCGTAGTTTTCAAGGTTTCCGTCCCGAGAAAGTGAATACGTCTGGGACCCTTCGTTTTGGGTCCATATGGTCGACCAGTCGTCACCGCGTCGCCCGGCCCAGGGATAACACGCAATCCTCTTTTCAATTCCCTTTGAGTCGAAAAACTTGCTGAAAATGAAGTCGTCCGTGAGATACATACACTTGTCCGAGTCAGGTGTCATCGGCTCGGGAACTGGGAACCCGTCGAGGCACTTGCGCGGAAACAGAACCCCGAACGCACACTCGAGAATCTCTGTCCTTTGCCCGTGACCCTGAAACAGAATGAAGCCGTTGTGACCCATGTGCTTGATGGCCGTCTCGGGATACGCGATACCCGAGTACCCCACGGGGCACTTGAACTGCTCGTTTGCCCGTACGAGCCCTTCCACAACGCGCTTATTGTACGAGACATCATCGTCCAAAACAACTATGAGGGTCTCCGGGTCCGTCTCAATGTCCAGAATAGGAACGAGCTTTGTCAAGGACCCATAGTCCTTACAGGTGTTCACCTTGACTCCCATGGAAACCAATTTTGTTTCTAAATTGGGGTCAGGTCCTCGGCCAAACCGTGGGTACCACTCGGGAAGGTTCACATAAATCTCATTCACTCTGTAGGTTCCTGTCTGTATAGACTCGATGGTCTTGATGACCGAGTCTTCACGGGTAGGAATGGTCGTGAGTGACACAACGACCCGAACCATGTATGTAAAATAAAAGCATTATCTTAAAGTCAACTGGTACATTGTTTGACGAATAAGAACTGATATTTCATCCTGAATGGTCTTGAGATACGAGTCCTTGGGGAGCTTCATTGCCCGGATCCGAGTCAACAAGGTCCGAAAGTACTGACGGGCCTTTTTCGGGTCCCTTAGAAAGCGTTTGTTTGTCGATATGCTACGGAGTCTGCCGTACTTGCCCATATAGGCTTCAGCCCATGTGTCCAAGAGGGGCACGATACCCTCGTAGTACGCCTGGAGAGCCTTGTGTTGGGCGTACGAGTTGGTCATCAGGTGGAAGGCATGGGCCTGTTCACGTGAATTCATGAGCGCACCGACATACCGGTTTGCAGCCACCATCCTATTGATTGCAAATAAAATGTTTCCAATGAATAGGAATATATGTCTGGGTTTAGCGAGACGATCTTTCCACCGGGGAAGATTTTTTATAAAGGACTCGAGAATCTGGCGTGTAAAATACTTTTGAGGGACACGCGATTCTTCTACCTGACCGAACGTGCCGGTGTTGCCAAGAACTATGGAACCCTGTGTACGTTCCGGGCCAAAAAGACGCTCCGTCTGTTCGACCTGACCCACGCGAATATCGAAAAGCTCATTCGAAGTGGGTACCCGCTCTCACGGGAGACGAAGGGGCTCTTGCGTACCGTCTTGGGGACGGGCGTGACGGTCGGGGAACAGGTCGCCGCAGCACAGGTCCTGTTAGGCCGGAACGCGGGCCCTCTCCCGAGACTCACGGACACGCGCCGAGGTCAGCGTCTGAGTTACAAGGAACTGAACAAGATGGTGTTTGGAACGCTGAGCCGCCAGTTCCTGGTCCCCGAAGGCTACGACGGGTACTATGCCCCTGCGAAAAAGTCAGTGTTCCATGGGGGTACGTTTCACTCTGAAATTATGCTCATCAACGCGTACCAAAGTATAGAGAACGCAGGGAGAGGACGGCCCGGTCCCGTCGTCTCGGGTCGGTCCATCGCGTGGGCCCTTCCCCAACTCTTCACCGAGTACTGTAAAGGAACAAAGAGGCTCGTGAAACCCTATGGAGGACACATGACAATCTTTTGTACCGGCGGTATGGCGGTCCGTCTGTACTTGCAACAGAAAAAGTTCAATTTACCTCCAAAAATTAGGCAAACCAAGGACTTTGACTTTACTTTTGCCATCCCACGTCAGCTCGCATCTGAAAAGGCTGTTGCCTCCTATGCGTACGCTATGCAGACCATCATGACGCAGCACCTGTCTGGTTTCGTTCAGTGGCTCAACAAACACTACAAGGGTGTGAACGCCCGTCTCAAGGTGAACAAGCTCGCGCGCTCCAAGTACGACGCTCCCCGGCTCCAAGTTCCCGGAACGAAGCGTAAAGTCTATCAGGTCATTACGTACCAGATTGCGACCGGAAAAGATGACTTGACGGACCTGGTCGATACGGCTCTGGCAGTGTACCCCCACGCGAGCCGAGACATGCTCCACTTGCCCTTGTCCTACAAGCTCGGAATACCGATTCAAAAACTCAAGTACCAAGTCAAGGACTCTCTGGCCCTCCTCTCAGGGTCATTCTTGTACAACGGTCTCATCTCCAAGAGGAACCCAATCAAGGGTGCCGTCAAAGAAAAGGGTCAAAAGAACGCCGAGCGGGTCCTTGAACTTCTTCAAATTTCGAAACAAAATAAGACACTGAATAACGTGAGACGAGCAGCTGTACCTCTTTTACGCAACGTAACTCTAGGAAACCTCAAAAGGGCGCGGGTCAATGCCAAGCGAGTCAACAGTGTTATGAAAAAAATACATTAATAAGATATGAAGGAGGTTTTCTTCTCGGCAGTAGTCCTTGTTATTCTGACCTGTATACTTCTCTTAGTGTTCAGAAGTAGAGAACGAGGATTCACACGAGACGACGCCTCGTGGGAGCATCCCCGAATAGTCAAGGATGTATTGACCCCAAACGAGTGTCAATACATCATAGACAAAGCAGAACCTATGTTTACACGGAGCACGGTTGTGGGTACCGAAGAGCCCGATGCGTCGCGCACGAGCCAAACAGCCTGGATCTCAAAGACGGACCCCGTTGCCCAAAAAGTCTTTGCAAAGGCTCTCGAATTTACAAACAAAACGATCGCCGAGTGTGAAGACCTTCAGGTGGTCAAGTACGAGCCAAATACGTACTATAGGGAACACCATGACTCGTGTTGCGACGGGTCTCCAGGGTGCGTTGACTTTGAGAAGGAAGGGGGT